GTGCTTGCCAGATGAAGCGCTGCGTCGTCAATCTGGCCACCGGCTACTTCCTCAAGGGGCAGGCGCGGCTGAAAGAGCGCGTTACGGACGCCGCATTCTTGGGGCTGGATAATCCCGCTGTAATCGGGGCACCCAGCCACGCGGAAAAACCTTATGCATTCAAAAGTTTTGCGCTGAAGGCCGCCGAGAAGCTGGGCTTCACGTCGCTGCTCTGGGCAGACGCCTGCATCGTACCGACCGGCCCGCTAGATCGCATCTGGGATCGGGTTGAAAAGCACGGCGTGTGGTTCTCGAAAAACGGCTATTGGAATTATGAATGGACGGCCAGCAGCTCCTACGCCGACCTGGGCGTCACCGTCGAAGAAAACAAGGCAATCCAGCACGTCGTAGGCGGGGCCTTCGCACTCGATCTGGAGCATCCCAAGGGGCGTACGTTCCTGGCTGAGCACTTCCGACTGGCAAGCGAGACGCGCGCCTTCTGTGGGCCTTGGACTGGCGGTATCGGGGTGCAGCATCGCCACGATCAGACTGTCTCATCGGTGCTGGCTCATCGGCTGGGCATCCCGTTGACGGACCCGCCTGATTTCTTCGCCTATAAGGGCGGAGAGACGGAGCAAACGGTGCTCGTGGCCGACGGCAACTACTAATGAACCTAATTGGGATGATGCCGGTAAGAAATGAGGCGCACGTTTTGGGGCTTTCGGCGCGCGCGGCATTGATGTACCTAGACGAGCTTCTGATTTTGGTTCACGCCAGCACCGACGGAACCGACCGAATCGCCAGCGAGTTGACGGAAGAGTTTCCCAACCGCGCGTTCGTATGCTTCGATGCAGACCCGAAATGGCGAGAGATGGAACACCGGCAGCACCTGCTGACCGGTGCCAGGCAACGGGGCGCAACGCACTTCGCCATCATCGATGCGGACGAGATTTTAACCGGAAACCTGATCGGCTGCATCCGCGAGCAGATTGAACAGCTTCGGCCTGGACACATTTTGCAGCTCCCCGGATACAACTTGCGGCGATCCCTTGACCAGTTTCACGAGAATGGCGTTTGGGGTAATCGATACTTCAGCGTCGCGTTTCGCAAGGATGATAGAGCGAACTGGGCGGGCGATCGCTTCCATCATAGGGAGCCGATGGGCATAGAGAATGTCCCACATCGCCCGATCATGCATGGCCAGGGCGGCATTCTCCATCTGTGGGGCACGAGCGTGTGCCGCCTCAAGGCTCGTCACGCGCTATACAAAATCACTGAGAGACTTCGCTGGCCCGATAAGCCAGTGGCTGAAATTGATGCCCTTTACAGCATGGCCATTCACGATCCCGGCAACTGGCGCTTTGCGGATGTGCCCGCCGAGTGGTGGGAACCATATGCGGACATCTTGAAGCACGGAAAATCCATTTACGATCGGCCGTGGCAGATGGACGAGTGCCGGCGGCTTGTGGCCGAACACGGGTCCGAATACTTCGCTGGACTTGACCTCTTCGGAATCGCATGAATCAAACTTTTGGAACCGGCTCGAATGCCTGGGGCGTGCCTTATGGCACCCTCTCGCTCACCGAAAGCTCGCCGCCGCAGTCCTGGACGGAGCCGCTGAGCGTGGCGGCGGCTGGGGCATACCTGAAGCTTTCGGAGACGGACCTAACCGACCCCGGTATTCAGTCTGACCTCCAGCTCTTCATTCAGGCGGCCCGCGAGACCGCTGAACTGTTCCAGAATCGCGATCTCGTGCGAAAGCAGTGGGATCTAAGCATGGACTATTGGCCTTGGTTCCCACAGTACGAGATTAAATTACGGCCGCATCTGGTGTCGGTCGATCTCGTGAAGTATCAGGATTCTGGCGGGACGTTCATAACGATGGACCCCGGTAGTTTTATCGTCGACGCCAGCCGCCATCCCGGAATCATCGCGCCACTTTATAACCAGGAGTGGCCAACGTTCACCTCGTGGCCGTCATCTTCGATTCTCATCCGCTTCACTGCTGGCGTGTCCCCCGATTCGATCTTCTGGTCGGACGCCGGCGCCCGCGTGAAGGTCGGAATGAAATATCTGATTTCCGCTTGGTTCACCAATCGCATCCCGTTTGAGATGGGCATCAGCGCGGCGAACGAATACCCGATGACGGTCACGTCGTGCCTGTCATACGGCGCACTACCTTCAGTTCGATGAGAGAGCACGTTCAGAATACCGGTATCAATCCTGGCCTCATGCGAGCCAAGGTGAAGGTGGGCGGATATACCACGCGATCCGACCATGGTAACGAGATCCGCGAGCCGTTCGACTTGGGATATGACTACTGCAATATGGAGGCGCTCGACGGGCGCGAGTTGCAGGCGGAAAAGATGATCGTCTCGGATGTTCGGTTTCGGTTTACTTTCCGCTATCGCCCAGCTTTCCGACCGAACATGACTATCTGGTATGGAGATCGGATATTTGATGTGGTCGAGATCATTCACGACGAGACTAACCGCAACCGCACGACCGTGACGGCGAAAGAGCAAAATCCGCAATGAATGTCGTAACGGATGAGATTTTCGATCTCGTGAATCCGGCCACGGAGGATCTGGTTGCCGGTCGCATTTATCTCAACGAGGCCCCGGAAAACCAAACCTATGTCGGGCCGTACGTCATCATCGCGGCGATCGGTGGATCATCCGTTGAAGATCTTACCGGCGGCGTTGGCTTGGCGACAGAGCGATTCCAGTTTTCTTGCTACGCGAAGGTAGACCACGGCGGAATTAAGACGTGCCGAGCGATCACGGAAGAAATACGCGTCGCTATCCAAGGAATCGCACCCTCCGATGAGGCCGTCCTCGGCAGCGCGTCCCACGAGGGGTCGGTCGAGTTTTATGATTTTGACCTCCAGATCCATGTGCGGGTCGCAGATTTCGAAGTGATGTATTCCGAGCAGCCGACATCGGCCCCGGATTAAAGACAGCGGGCGACCGTCGTGAGAAGGGCGTCCAAAACATTAACCATCTAACGCCGGGAGGCGTGAGGAGAAACCATGGCACGAGTTCCATCAACTGGGACACTGTTCCAGATCACTATGACCGGGGTGCCGACCAACATCCCGAATACCGGCGTGAGCGGCTTTGGCGCAGACAAGACGGTTCTCGAGGCGAGCGCACTAGAGGATTCCGCGAAGCAGTTTGTGGACGACGTCCCAGATCCTGGCGAAATCACGACTAAGGTAATGCTCGATCACTCGCTCGCAGTGATGGCATACCTGTTCACCCGGGCGAACACGACCGGCGTGACCGATACGTTCACGATCAGCCCGTCCGGCACAACGAAGAAATTCACCGGCACCGGGATCGTGATGAGTTTCAAGCCCGATCTGTCCAAGGGCGCAGTACAGATGGCCGATCTGAAGGTAAAGCTTACCGGCCCCATGACTTACGCGTAGTCTTCCAACCCAATCAACCAACCAGCTAGCGCCGGGAGGCGCGAGGAGAAACAAACATGGCAGCAGAACAGATCAACATCACCGCCGCGCTCGGATTCAGTAGTTCCTCGATTCAGTCCGTGGCGCGTAGCTTCACTGGCACGTTCACGCCTACTGGGGGTCGCTACTTCGGCGGCACGCAGAGGCTAACCACAACCCCAGCGGCCATCGATTTGGGCGGCATCAGCAGCATCCATTGGGTAATCGCCAAGAATCTCGACGCGACGAACAATGCCCTGCTTCGCGCGGCCACTGGTGCCGCCGACACCATCACTCTGAAGCCTGGCGAGTGCTGCGTTTACCCGAGCACCACCAGCACCCCGTTCGGTAGTTCTTCGGCCAGCACGGTCGATTTGGAATACATCGTAGTGGAGGCGTAGATTGGACGCACCGGCAGCACCCACGTTTCAAATCAAACTCGGCGGCGAGACTCGTACACTCATGTACGGGTTTCGCGCCTTCAAAGCGCTCGGAATCAATCCATTCAAGCCTTCCGAGCTGAGAGACTTCTATGGCGACCTGAGTGTCGATAAGGCCGCCGAATGGGTCAGGGCTGGCCTGCTTTGGCAATACGCGAAGGGGCAGGAGCTGAATGGCCAGGAGCCACCGACTGCTGATGATCTCCTCGACCTGCTCGATATGGCGAACTTCAATGAAACATTCGAGCTATCGGTAGAAGTCGCTGGCCTGACGCCAAAGAATGGAGAGTCGGAACCGGCGGAGACCGGCGAAACCACGGACCCTCCGACGGCCTAGACTGGGAAACCGTCTGGGCCATTGCCCGCCAGCACTTCCACATGGGCTGGGAGGAGTTGCTGGATATCACTCCAGGCATGTTCCTCGCGTTGAATAAGCTTCGCGCCGAAGAGCAAACGAACCAGCTTCGAAACTTCCAGTTTCTGGCCACCGTGGTCGCGAGAAGCGCTGGCCATGATGTGAATTATCTACCCGAAGGCGATAAGCAGGGATGGGAGGGCGATAGCCTAACTGCCTTCCTCGAAGCGCGAGTCGTACAAAAAAATGGCGAGAGTAGTCAGGATCCAAGTGAAGCAGTTGAAGGAACTCCAGCAGGCGATGAAGGCTGGAGCGACAGCGATTGACGTGGATCAGGTGAAGCCGCTACTTGCGCGGGCGATCGACCTGATCCGAGCCGAAGCGTTGGTAAACCTGCAATCGGGAGCGGTCCGTCTCGGCGGCCGGCTCCCATTGGCCAAGAAATTTCCGGACGCGAGACATATCGAAGACGTGCTGAAGACCTCTGAGGGGAAATCAACGCGCATCGCGACGGCTTGGACCAAGGTGCTTTCGAAGTTTGCACCGCAGGCCATATGGATCGAGGCAGGCCACAAAATTGTTGGCCACAAACCACACTTAACAGACACCGGTAAAATGGTCTCCCCTAGACCGTTTTTCCGCCCTGCGGTTATGTCCAAACGAACCGCCGTACGCAAGACGATTCGAGTTGGACTTCAAGAGCTTCTTTCTAAAGCATTCGGATTTGGGAAGCCGGGAGACGCTACGGAATGACCGAAGCTCAACTAAAGCTCCACGTGGAGGTGTCCCATTCCTAGCATATGGGAGCTTTTTGTAAAGGTCTCAGGGGACGCGTCCAGCTACAAGCAGACCGTCAACGAATCGCAGGCCCTAACCGACAAGCTCGGCACGACCTTCGACACGCTGGACAAAAAGCTCGGTGCGGCCATCGGCTTCGCGGCCATTGGAGCGGGCGCTATCGCTGCGGCCAATAAGTTCGAATCGGCGAATGCGCAGATTCAGCGGGCGACCGGCGCGACCGGCGCGAAGCTCGAAGGACTTGAGGCGTCCTTCACGAACGTCTACAAGTCCACCACGGCATCGTCCGAGCAGGTGGCCACCGTTCTATCCCTCCTGTCCACTCGATCCAATGCGACCGGCAAGGAACTCGAAGACCTCACGCTCAAGACGATCAAGCTGGCGAAGACGCAGCGCGAAGACGTTGCGACCGTAGTCCCTTTGGTAACCCGCGCCTTTGGCGACTGGGGTATTGCCACCAACCAGCAAGCGAAGGCGATGGATTACTTCCGCACCGTCTCGCAGCAGACGGGCTCGCAGGTGTCTAAGCTGGCTGAGCAGGTTGTAGCCGCCGGAGCTCCACTTCGGCAGTTGGGCTACAACTTCGAACAGGCTGTCGCCCTCATCGGCAAATTTGACAAAGAGGGCGTGAATACCGAACTCGTCTTGGGCGGCATGAAAGCCGCTTTGCAAAAGTTCAGCAAGGAAGGCATCACCGACACTGCGACGGCATGGCAGCAGTTTGTTGCCGGGGTGAAGTCCGGTAGTATCACCCTCCAGCAAGTCTCGCAGGAGGTGGGAGCTAAGCGCGGAGTCGATCTCTACAAGGCCATCACGGAAGGCCGCTTTGAGATCGACAAGATGGTCGAATCGACCAAAAAGCTAGCGACCGAAGGTGGCGCGAGCATCGAAACGATGACCGCGAAGTTCACCAAGTTCCAGCATCAAGTCGAGTCCGTCGTGTCGTCTCACCGCGATCTGATCGTTACGGTCGGGCTGATTGCCCCGGCATTCTCCAGCGCATTCGGCGGCATTACGAAGATGGTCACCGGTGCCATCAGCCTAGTCGGAGGACTCACCACAGCATTGACCATCGCAGGCGCGGCGGCAGTCGGCCTGGCTGGCTACTTTGCCGGCGACTGGATGCAAAAGAAGTTTGCGCCAGGAGGCGGAAGCAACGACAAGCTCCCGAACTATCAGGTTTACGGCCATCAGGTCGGCGCGGCCCCGGCCATCCCGAATTCCATCCTGGATTACATCAACGGCGGGAACAAACCAGCGGCCGGCGGACCTCCGCCACCGCCAGCGGCAGCGGGGCTCACCGCCGAAGAGCTGAAGAAGGATTTCAGCGCTCTTGGTATCTCCGATCTGAAGGACCAGCTCGACGCTGCGGTGAAGGCATTCGGCGAGTTGACCTCTGCCGGGAAGCTTTCGGCTGGCCAGATCGCGCTGGCAAAAGCCAAGATCGAAGAACTCAAGGCCGCGCTCGCAAATCAGGGCAAGTCGTACACTATCGGCGATTCGCTCAAGGCCGATGAGGCGAACTCAGCGCTTGAACGCGTAAAGAAGACGCTCGCGGATTTCTACTCGACAGCCGATCCCAATAAGCACAAAATCGACCTCATTCCCGACATCGACATCACGAACCTCCCGCAGACGTTCGACGGCGTGACCGAGGGCGCTCGCGGAATGGTGGAGGTGCTCGGTAACGCTGTCAATGCGTGGCAACTCAACGCAAGCAATGCCAAGATTACAGCCGATGCTTTCCACTATTTCGGCGTAAAGTCCACGGAGGACCTGAAGGAGTCCGGCAAGGATCTTGAGCAGAATTTCGAGATCATGAAGTCTTCGGGCATCGCTACCGCCCATGATCTCGACGTCGCTTTCGTGAAAATGAAGCTCAACCAGATTGAGCTTGACCACGAATTGGGCGATACCGACGACGAGCTATACGCCAAGCAGAAAAAGAACGCCGAAGACACGCTGAAAGCGCTCGACGGCGAGCACGTCGGCGTGCAGCGGCAGATCAAGGACCGCTACGACCTTGGGCAGGAAACGGAACGGCTGGCACACAGCACCTTCGACAGCTTTGAGAAGGGCTTCGCCTCGATGGTCGTGCAGGGCAAATTCAGCTTCGACAGCATCAAGGAACTCGGGCAGCGATTTGCCGAAGACCTCTATTCGATCCTGCTGAAGACGCTATTCAAGCCAGTCGAGGATGCCTTTGCGAAATGGGCGGGGCAAGCGCTCAGTGGCTTGAGTGGCGGAGCAAATGCGGCTGGCGGGGCAGCAAATGCCGCAGGCGGGGCGGCAAGTGCGGGAAGCGCGGCTGCTGCTGGCGCATCGGGAGGGCTTGGCGGCATCATCAACATGGCTTCCGGCATCGCATCGGCTGTCAGCGGCATCATTGGCAATTTCCAGATGGCGCACATCAGCGCCGATACGGGCCGCATCGAAGTAAACACCCGCAGCGCCTTCTTCGAGCTGCAGAATATTCGCGCCGACCTCTGGTCGCAATTCGGAAGCATGTACTACCGCCTGGGCGAAGTGCTGAATGCCAGCCGTGGCGGTGGCGGCGGGAACACGTTCAACTTCTATAACACGGACATCAACGATGTGGTTCGCGAGTTGAAACTCGCGGGCGTCCTCCCAAGTTAAATGCCTGCAGCATCCACAGTTTCGGTCAAGATCAACGGCGTCGCCGTCAGCGGACCCACGCGCAACGTGTCCGTCAACGGCCTGCAGGTAACGCTGCGTGCCAACCAGCGATGGACCGGCAATCTCACCGTGCAGTCCTTCGATGGGACGACGCGCCCCGTGGTCGGCCAGTCGGTCGAAATCTTCGAAGACGGCACCCGCATGTTCCTCGGATCGATCGATCAGGTCGAAGAGGGCAAGATGGTGCATGGGCCGTATTCCAACCCCGGCACCCGCAAGGTCACGCAGAAGTGCCTGATTGTTGATCTGTCCGCGCGTCTGGATAAGATTTTCGCGACGTGGAGCTATGCGGCTGGAACAACGCGCGGCATCATCGCTCTCGACCTGATGGCCCGGTTCGCGGCCTATGGCAACGGCGCGGGATTCGAGAAGATTCAGTACGCCGATTCTACCGGTGGCGGTTTTGTCCAAACGAACGGTGCCGTTACGACCTCGATCATTGCCTTTGACCACGTCTCGATCTCTGCGGCGCTCGACATGCTGGCGACACAGGACGGCAAGGTCTGGTATGTCGATGTCGATGGAAAACTGCATTATCAGGACCGCGTAGCGACCGCCGCGCCTTATTCGATCAACAATGCCAGCCTGAATTACACCAACCTGTCGGTAGTCACGAACCGCGCCGATTATGTAAACAAGTCTTCGACTCACCTGACGAACATGGCGAGCCCGGACACGTTCACGTATGGGCAGGTTGTGACCGACTTCGCCGGGGACGGTGTTACGCGGTCTTGGACCTTGCCCGCAACGCAGGGCATCGGCTCCGTGATGCAGGTGTTTTGGACGCTACTATCGGGCACAGCACCGTCGGGCTTCGGTAGCTCGGCCAATAGCAGCTTCACGATCGGACTGAGTGGCAGCGGATCGCCATTCACGTACGAATACGGCGGCCATTCGGTCACGCAGGACCCGTCCCAAATAGTGATCCCGTCCAATATTCAGGTCAGCTTCCGGTGGCTCCCGCTTGGCGCCGATTGGGTAGAGCAACAGGCAGCGTCCGAGATCTCGGCACGCGCTGCGGTTGAAGGAAATACCGGCGTCTACTGGCGCGGTTTCACGGACGACACCGCCGTCGGGCTGGGCCTTTCGGTTTCGGAGGCGGTCGCACGGGCACTTGCCGCCCTCACGCCCAGCGCCCGGATCCCCACTGTTCTCACCCTCAATGCCGACGGCAATAAGATTAAGCCGCGGCCCGGGCAGCTCGTCAACGTAGCGGTAAACCTTCCGCCGGCCAACGGCACATTCCTCGTGCAGGACGTATCGGCCACGTTCGTCTCGGGCATCGGGTTTCGATATCAGGCCACGCTGATCGACGGAACGCGTGTCCCGAATTGGATCGACTTCTTCAAGGAAGCATTCGGCGGCTCCGTCTTCGTTAACAACGGCGGAGGCGGCGACACCACCATCATCAATGGAGGTGGAAGCGGCACTGCGCCACCGGCCCCCAATGTCACGGCGGCGTGGCTGACGAACCTTCAGGCGAACTATCAGGCAGTCGGCCACGATTACATCATCTCGGGCGTCTCCGGGACTATTACCCCACCAGCCGGCACCGACACAACCCACCTCAAGTACATCCGAATCATCAAGAGCGGCCCCTTTAACGACACGCGACGATCAGATATCACGCTTGCTGGCCCGTTCTCGGCTGGCGTCTCCAAGAACTTTTCCATCGAGGGCAATGACACCGTTACGTCCGCCAGTACTTACGGCCTCGAGTTCGACTGCGCCAATGAAGACGACTCCGTAACGCAGCCGCCATACACTACGACCGTCGGTATTGGGCCTGCAACTATCAGCGTGCTGTCCGCCGGTGAAGCGGCTGGATTCCGCATCGCCACCGAGGGGCGAAGCCTTCAGAGTAACGGCGTGTTCTTCAGCGTTACCCTATCGGGCAATCCGGGCGGCTCCAGCGGAACCCAATGGGTGACCGCTTGGACGACCTACGATTGGGGCGACGGCCGAGGCTCGATCACGACTTGGAAGGGCTGGTATCCCATCATCGGGAACGGACTGAACCAGATCACCTTCCGCAACGATAACGCCGTCTGGGTGACCACGCTCGCAAGCACAAGCATGCAGATCCGGGTGGCCATCGGAGCCATCGAGAAGGAAGCCGCGATCCCCGGAACCGCGTCGTCCACCACCTTCACGTTCGCTGGTCCAGGAGCCTTGGGCGCGACGGACATCACATGCTCGCTGGTTGGCGTCGGCTATGTCCGCGTTTCTGGAGGGTATGAATGGCTCTGGAAGGGCATTCAGGGGATCAACCCGACAAACCCGGAGGTGTGGTTCGGGCGATTTGAGTTGTCGCGTGGTTCGTGGAATGCAAGCACGCAAGTTTGGACCTACGACCCGTCATACGCCCCGATCAATCCCCAAACCGGCTTCAACGAATGGGCGGTAGGCGACACCGAAGACCCAACCGTCACAACCGACGGCGTCGCGGGACATTCGTTCACCACCGTACCTTCGCCCCCTCAGGAATTCGCCGCGCCCGGATCCGCAAATGCCCAGTTCATGATCCGCATGCTGGCGTTTACGACGCGGAACGGAGACACGGGCACGCCGGAGTCCTGCTGGACTGGTACGGCGCCGACCGATGCGGTTTACTCGACTGATCGCAAGTTCTGTATCATCACGCCCGATCCGACGCGGGCAGCGCTGCTCGCCAGCGACTTTGATTCGCAGAGCCTTGGCGATCGGCTGGCGGTTTCCGGCGGCAAGCTGAACGTTACGACGCCGCTCGCGCCGGCGCCGACTAGCGTTACCGTCGCGACCGTCCG